CCTGAGCGAGGCTAACCTGAGCGAGGCGGACCTGAGCGAGGCGGACCTGAGCGGGGCTGACCTGAGATGGGCTAACCTGAGCGAGGCGGACCTGAGCGGGGCTAACCTGAGCGAGGCTGACATGAGATGGGCTAACCTGAGCAGGGCTAACCTGAGCGGAGCTAAATTACCCGCAGTCGAGGCTATGCCTACGCTAAAAGTAGATATCCTCAATGCGGTAAACACAACCCCTTTCGATTGCAAATTAGATATGACTCAGTGGCATACGTGCGAAACTGTACACTGTTTAGCGGGTTGGGCAGTCACTTTACACCCTAATGGTAAGCAATTGGAATCTCTAATAGGTACGAATGCAGCAGGCGCATTAATATTTAACGCCTCAGTTGGAGAGGTACCCGATTTCTACAGCAGTGAGGATACCGCCATAGAGTGGCTAAAAAAAGAGGCTACGCCAAGTGGAGACAGTAATTAAACTAGCCACCGTAGCCGTTTTACTCAACTTAGCGGTTTTTCTTACCCAAGCGTTTAAATAGATATCCCCTTGAACATACAAGTGCCCCAATCTAGTTATGAGATGGGTTGGGGCTTTTCTTTCCTTTATTGGAGGCTACATGCGTAAATATAGCTATCATTATGTACCCAAGCCTACTAAAGCAGGGATACAAGTATCAGACCACGCCATATTACGCTATTTAGAGCGGATAATGAATTTAGACCTCGGTATCCCTGGAATAATAGACACCATAGTAAGCGATGAGCTAATTGCCGTAATTAATGAACGCGGGGACGGTGACTACTACGTAAACGGTATTAAATACGGTGTGAGAAATCGAATCATAACCACATTAATGCCGGCAAAAAGTAACGTCCATAGAGATTAAGGAGCGCTATGAAAAAGACTTACACTAAAACATGGTTAAGCATTGAAGACGTGAAACGCACCAATCAAGAATTGGGCCATACTCATTTTCATCCTGAGACTATGAAGTATTTTCAAACCAAAATCGAAACGGATATTTTATACGACCGCTACTATATCGAAAGTGAGACGAAAAAGTACGGTGCCAAGAATACGAGAGTCTGGCTTATTAATAAGGTTGCAGATGACGGTTCCATATCTCACCTACATCGACCTTTAGCACCCTTAATCCCTAGAGAGTTTGACTCAACATACGCAGCTATGAGTTATCTTGAGTTTTTAATGAACCCTCAATCAAAGCGTGAACGATTAGGCGGTATTTACGGTTTACCCTCCTCATCCCCTCAAATTTAACCCACAACGCACGTAAACTATAAAACCCTCAGTATACCTAAAACAAGTTAACGTCGATTTAAAAGGCTTTAAACTATGACACAGCTTAAACATATTACTTTGCCGATGATTACGCATGTAATGGTGCCTATAGAGTTATTAGATTCTCTACTAGAGGACTTAGACGATTTACGATGCTGCGATACTGAAATGAGTCGAGAATGGGTTGAGGAAACGGTAGAAAATGCAAAGCTAAGGGTACAAGCATTAGTAAATGAGACGCTAAAAGGATTTATGCCATGATTAGACTAATTAATAGATTATGGAGCGCAGCAATAAAACAAACTAAAAAGATAACGTTCGCTGAAAGCCTAAAACAAGTAGAGGCTCAGTTCAGGTACCAAAATACATGTTGTATGTGTAATACTTTTTATGAGCCCTACACTCACGGGGATACCAAGTATGTAACTTATAAAAACGGCGCGGTTTACTGCCGTGAATGCCTTTAGGTTTACCATAGGTGGAGTGTGAAACCCCTTCCCCGCCCTCAGATGACCAAGCGCTGAGGGCTTTTTCTTTTAAATAGTATTGACTTTATTATATAAGTATGGTTATATTAAAGGAGAGCTATGGATATTCAACAGCGGATGAACAGAATACAGGCGCAAGCCTCGGTAGTTAAAACGCTCATTGGTTTAGAGGTTAAACAAGCACGTCAAGAGACGTATCCATCCAAAGCACAAACGCAACGGGAAATTGATTTACAAAAAGATAAATTCGAAAGGGTTAAAAAGTCATGACACAACCAAAAATTCAAGTTACCAAAGCTGAAATGGATATGCTCGATATGTTCGCGGCATTTACTTTGGTAGGTTTAGCGGCTAACCCCGCACCCTGTAAGTTAGGCGAGTCTCGGTCAATGGCAAACGCACAAAAAGCGTACAAACAAGCTGAAGCGATGCGCCTCGCCCGTTTCGATAATTATGAAATTGTGGAGGGTTAAACATGGTACAGTGCCAAGCATCAAATGCCCATATCGTAGAGCGGATAAACAGGGCTGAGCGGGTTGAAAGCTTTTTAAAGGACAGTCAACACCTATTTCAAACGCCTTGGTATAAAAATAGCCTGTTCAATATAACTAAAAATAAAGACCGTTACGACACTTACAACTTAACCCCACCCCATAAATATTTAAAGAAAGTGGAATAATGCATACAGAGGGAATAAAATGCAATTGGTGTGGCACAAACCATTGTTGTCAATGCAATGCCTGTAAAGCTAAAGCTGATTGTAGGTACTTGGTTAATTTTGGAACTCAGTTTAAAAAACGGACCCACCCGACTAATACAAAATAGGCGTTAGGGCTGTTAAAATACAGACTCACGGCGTTCTACCTATTTTGTATCGATAAGCCCCACATGGGGCTTTTTCTTTGTGATATAATGGGATGACTCAAATCCGTATGAATTCCCTTATTCACTTTTACAGACCTCACTTGTTTTAACAGGTGAGGTTTTTCTTTTTAAACTACTTGCAAAAGTAATATGTAGTGATATAATGAAAGAGTAAAAGTTTTTAGAGGTTCGATTATGAAATTTAAAGAGGCTTTCCCCGCCGAGTTACAGGGCGTATCTATGGTTAAGGCTATTCACTTAATGGTACAGTACCCGGACCTATGCGTTAAGGGGTTAGCCATTCATGGGAATAACCAAGTGTTTAAAGTGGATAACGGCCGACTATTCTTTTGGAACGTATTTGAATGGGAGTTGTGCAACTGTATTTCTATGGCACCTAAAGGCGTATTTAAGTCTGTAGATAATCCAGGTACAGCTAAAAAATCTAACTACGATACGTTTAAAGCTATCGAAAAAGCGGTATTTGATGGCGTAAAATTAAGCGCAAATATAAGCTTTGGCCCGCATACTGAAAAATTTTACTCTTTTAGCCACTCTAGCTCGGTCATAATACGAAAACGGCAACAAGCCAGACGCGCATTTTCCTTCTTAAGTGTAGTTAGGTTCGCATTCAACCAAGGGTACTCGGTTAATGTAGAGGAGGTCGATTAATGTACCTCTTAGTTACCACAAGTGAAGTGGGCTGGAGTTTAGTCATAATACTATGCCTGTATTGCTTCTACCTTTTAAATCAAGTAAACAATCCACCTAACGACAAAAGCGGAAAGGGGAAAGGGAGATGAGCGAAACACTGAGCGATGAAGAGATTCAAGAATTTACTCAAGAGTGCTCTGATAATGTAGAAACTTATGGAGATAGGCCGTGGTATGGGTTTGAAAGTATGCAAAAAGCCCTCAACACTATCGAAGCGTTGAAAATTGAATCAAAAATATACGAACAGACTGCAATTAATTCTGTCAACAGAGAGTTAAAGCTGCTTGATGAACTCGAAGCCAGAGACGCGCAAATCAAACAACTGGTTGAGGCGTTGGCTAATTTCCCTAAATACCAAAAAGACATGTTTTTAGGCCAAGCAACCGTTCAAGATGATGATCTTCTGGAAATTCCATATTGTGAACTAGCCAATATCGTAGAAGCCCTCTCCACCATCCCAGACGTGGAAGGCTACAGGCTTGAGCGGGAAGTGGTTGATGAATCAATGGCCGTTTGCCATAAAGCTTCAAATGGTGGAGCTTTCAACATTCATGAATTACGCCAAAGAGTACACGCCCTCAAAGCACACACAGAGAGAGAGAGAGAGAGAGAGAGAGAGAGAGAGAGAGAGAGAGAGAAGGTGAAGAATGACAAGAAAGGCGGTTAGAAAACGAGTTAAGGCCCAGAAATCAGCAAACAGACTTTTTGAAACATATAGCCAGCTTATAGAAAGTAGACCGGTAAACGAACAAGAATTAAAAGTGACTACCAGAAAACTAAAAAAAGCAGACTATCGCTGGAAAAACGCTGTAAGTTTACAATTTAAAACAAGTAGGTGGTAAAGAATGACGCCTGAAGAAGCTATTAAAGAAATTCAGAAAATTAATAAAACCTATGGTGGAAATAATTGGCGTGGAAGCCAGTGGGCAGAACATAGAATCGACGAATTATGTTCTCAGAATCTCCAACAACTCCAAGCCGAGAAAGCCCGAGCGGATAAAGCCGAGGAGATGGTTGCGGCTATGGCAGATGTCATGGATGAGGTAAACGCTCATGAATGCAATTGTAAAGACAGAGATCAGATTCCATTAAATAGTATAGGTTTGTGTGATTCATGCACGCTGTCAAAAGCATCCGAACAAGCTTTTGAGATAGTTAAAGCCCACAACAAGCGCTTATGTGATGAGATTGTGGTCAATCTACAAAAACGAAAAGGTCTTTTCCCTAGTTTAGACGCTGAAAATTATTTAAATGCAGCAATCAACATCGTGAAATCAGTACTGGGAGTAAGCGAATGTTCCCAGCCCTAGACGTCTGCCGCCGTAACCCCAACATGGCGGTGCCGTTTATCCTTATGGCATCTTACCTTTACTATATTAAAAATGACTCAAGCCCACTATCTGACTATGATTTCGATAGGCTTTGCGATTTAGCACGTAACCGGTGGGCCAGTATAGAACACCGACATAAGCATTTAATTACTGAGGATGATTTAGAAGCTGGTACGCTATTTTATTTACGAGACTCAGACTACCCACCCATAGTTAAAAATGCCGCTATGCTTTGGGCTAGCGGGTATAGGCCGGGAATAGCGTATTTACTAAGTCGTATTACTGAAGCCCTTGACACTATAACGACATATTGCTATAGTTAGATAAAGTAACGGTCTAACTATAGCGGTGAGTTGATTGCCGTTTTTCTTTTGGAAAGGTAAACAATGCCAAAACGTACAGACGTATCATTTGAAAACGGCCGCAAAGGGGCCAGTTCACTATCTTGGGGTAAAGAGTTAGGCAAAGGAAAACAGATAACCATCTATGCCCCTGAGATGTTTGAAGACTTATGGCGTTGTAAAAATGGCGTATCGCCTTTAAAATCGCTTATCAACGAAGTGCTATTGCTTGTTAAAATACATGGCATGGGCGTTTTACACCCAACACAACTGGCTAAACATGTATTAGCGAACCCCTCAGCCAAGTTTAATGATGACTTGTTCCAAGTCGGTGACAAGGTTGGGGGTTTCCTATGCACCCGTGTCAGTAAAGGTACTATGACGGGTTCAGGAGTACAGCCTCAAAACATACCTAAAATTACGTTTGACGACATTTAGGGAGGATTTATGCAATTCAGATTTCATAAGTATGGCTTTGAATTTAACGACACTGAATATCAAAAAATTATGTTTCATTTAAGCCTATCTATGATTAGGCTATACCTTGGGATACCTTATATTTTAGGGGTATCTTATGGCTTATTTTTTAAAGGGCTTAAACCTTTTTATTCCGTATGGACCGCTAAGAAGTACGAGTATAATAGCCTATTAAACACTGACCCCGGCGTACACGACCGTAATTTTATTAAAAAGATTTTGGACGCCTAATGAAAGACTATACCGCCATTTTAAAAGGTAATAAAACACCAATCACAACTACAATACAGGCTACAAGCCTTTTACATGCCCACGATATCGTATTTAAATTGTGGGGCTCGGTAGGTCAGTATCAAATTTTTGAAAAAGGCAGTAACAATTAGTCAATAGAGAGGTTCATATGGTAAGTGAAAGTATAGGGCCGTTTAATATGACTACGGATTTGAAATTACACGTATGCAGAAATGTACATTGTATTGACTACGGCGTCATTAAAACAGTGAACCCCGATTACCGATGTGAAAAATGCGAAATGCTTACGTTTCAAGTCAAGCCGGATAAAAATATCGGGATACTGGTAGGCCCAAAACAAAACGAAAACTACCGAACCCTACCTGAGGTACCCGACGATATGTTTTCGTCTGATGTTGAGCAAGATAGCCCTGATGTAGATGGATACAAACAGCAACAAGCGCAGCAAACCCAATGCAGTTCGGGGGCCATTAAGAGAAAACCGATAACTGAAGCCCCCAAAGAATCAGAGTTAAAGTTTATTAACGCAAGCCTTCCTCCACTATCATTAAAAGAAGTGCTTAAACTGACTCAAAACGGCATACTAACCAAGCCCGAGGCACGTAAAATACTCGGTCTCGACGCCCTTTAATTTGGTATAATAGAAACTCGGGAGAAGGTAGTTCAATTCTACCCTGCCGCTCAGAGATAACTTCAAGAGTAGCAGTCGTTTATGTAGGCTTAAGATACCCGATCACATTCACAGGCAGTAGAAACATTTTAGGTAGACCGATGAAGCACTTTCTAGCGTCCCGCTTTTACAGAATGGGATTTCACACGTTTCCCGTTCGTCTGTTACGGACACCGGAAGGGAAAGAAATTAAAAAGCCAATGGGTGAATGGCGTGATGTCCCTATGGATACCGTGACCATGGATTATCAAAACTACGGCGTTCGCTTGGATAAGCGCATTGTTGTGGTAGACGTTGACGTCAAGCGCGGTAAAAAGGGCGGTGAAACTTGGCTTAAAATGCGCGCTATGTTGACCGATGAAGCCCGTGAAATGCTAGACCAAACCGGAAAGCGCTTAATCTGCGGCACCATAAGCGGTGGGCGGCACCACTTTTTTAAATTGCCTGACGGTGTTCATATTTCAAAAATAAACAAGGGCTTTCAGGATATTGACTTTCTGAGTGAAGGTTCATTCATTGTCGGCCCCGGTACGTACTTTGATACAGGCTTACCCTACCAAGTATTAGATGGCTTTATTAATTGGGATTACATACCCGATTATCCAAAAGAGTGGCTCGCGGCAACCATTAAGCGCGAGCACCAACAACAAGCCCCAGACAGAGAATTTGATAATACCCCCGGTGCCATCCATCAATTTACGCAGTATTGTATTAACTGCCCCATCGCTATTGAAAATAATCGGGGTGATGAAACCACTTTAAAGGTGGCACTTGCCGCTAGAGACTTGGGGCTTGACGAAGAAACCGCATTCAAAATTATGTGGCATTCGTTTAATCCAAGATGTCAACCGCCTTGGGATGAGGGCGGCTTAGAAACCAAAATCCATAATGCTTACATGTACGGAAGCGGCGCCGCCGGTTCTCAAAACTTTTCTCACCTTATCGAATCCATGACCCCCGAAGTCTTGGAAGAGATGGAGGAGGGGCTAGCGTCTGAGGGCTACCGTTGGAGCCGCAATAAGAATGGAATAGTGACGCCTAACAATGAAAATAATACTATATGCTACCTTGCTGCTCCTAATCGCGGCGACTTCCAGAATGAAGTTTGGGGATTGTACCGTTTTAACCAATTTACACAAACCCCCGAGTATGCCGTGTCTCCTCCCTGGTACGACCCAAAAACAGCCCTGCAGAAGTCTTTGCAGTATCCCAAAGATATTACTGAAGCCGAAATCGGAAGTTTAAAACATTACCTTTTTCAAAAGTACGGGTATGAAACCGAGCGCTCTACGTGTGCACAGGCGATGGACTTTGTAAGTCGTGCCTACATGTATCATCCAATACGCTCATGGCTTAATGCGATTGAATGGGACGGCGTAGAGCGTTTAGATAATTGGTTGCCTATCTATCTCGGTACAGCTCGGAACGAGTATACAACTACAATCGGCCCTAAAGTATTGATGGGCGCAGTATCGCGTATATTCGAACCCGGCTGTAAAATGGACTACACACTTATTTTGGAAGGTGAGCAGGGCACCGGTAAGTCAACAGTGTGTGAAATCTTGGGGGTTTATCCCGATTGGTTTGCAACCATACGCCCCGACACTGATAAAGACACGCGCCAAGTACTTAGCCGTAAATGGATTATCGAGTTTGCCGAGATTGACGCGCTTAACCGGGCGGCTGATGCTTCCAAGATTAAAGCATTTATGACCTCGGCTACCGACACCTACCGCCCCCCATACGCGCACGCACCTCAAGACTTTCCCCGCCAATCGATTTTTATCGGTACAGTCAACCCCGGCGCGAGTTATGAATATTTAAATGACATAACCGGTGGCCGTCGTTTTTGGCCGGTTGAGACGGGCGATATTAATTTAAAAGCGTTGAAGCGTGACGTAATTCAACTTTATGCCGAAGCCGTTCACCGCTATAAACAGGGTGAAATGCGGTATGTGGCAGGTAACTTGACCAATATACTAGAGGACGAAGTGCGCAAGCGTCAATTCGTTGACCCCTTCGTTGAAAAGATACGCGACTATTGGGAAGCTAATCCAGAAATTGACAAGCTCAATTTAAGATGGACGGCCATGACATTGCTAGGCCTGGATGAGCGCTTTTTCGATAAAAGAGTACGGGCTAGATTGGTTGATTCGTTTAGCTTCTTAGGCTGGAAAGTAACCGGAAGCGTTAAAGAGTACGCCATTGCGCCGGTAGTCGCTTCTAAAAGTTTTGATAATCACTTAGTGCAATTACCGGAATTGGTAAATACGTTACGTGCCAATCTTGACAGCCATAAGTCGTATACATTGACCTACCTTTGCGCTAAATGGGACTTAGGCAAACTGAACCAAAAAGATAAACAGAAATTAAGCCGAGCGCTGAGAGATATTGATGGCGTATCGTTTCAATACGATCTCACCACGAATGATAATAAAGTAGTAATTGAACCTTTGGAGTAGATATGTCAATACTTTGGAAATTACATATGGTATGCCCTATCTGTATGTTCGGGTCGTTTGATACGTTCATAGGGGTTTTACTATTAGTAATCGTAGCCATGAATTACGTTGTATACCCGTTTATGGATTTTGTGAGAAGGCACACTAACCGTGAAAAACCATAAGCCCTTTGCATACCAAGAGGTAGGGATTAATCATCTCTGCTCACCGCTTAAAGCGTCATACCTTGCCGATAAACCCGGCCTAGGTAAAACCTTTCAAAGCCTTTCAGCAGCCAAGCGATTGGGGGCTAAGTCGGTGCTCGTGGTATGCCCCGCAGCGATTGTCAACCAATGGCAAGAGGAGGTTAAAGACTTCCCTGGTTCTATGGTTGTGTCGTATGATGCGTTTTCGGTCGGTGTGATTACGAAAGAACATAGAGACGCGCTGACATCTTTACGCGAAACACTGACGCATGCGCAGAAAGAACCAAAGCCGAACGATATTAATTGGCGTGCCAAAATACACGACTTAACTCGCCAGATTGGCTCCATTGAGCGGACAATGCAACGCCGGAAAAAGGCTGAGCAATTGCGTAAACGTATTAGAGACATAGGAACTTTTGACGTTATAATTTGTGACGAAGCACATCTATTAAAAGAGAGTGGAGCGCATCGCACATCCTACATGTTCCATGGTGGGTATGGTATGGTGAAACTTGGCAAGAAAATAATGCTGCTTTCCGGTACACCAATCCTCAACCGCCCTAAAGAGCTGTATGCAGTACTGCAAGCTTGCTATCCCGAAGCGATTCACGACTGCCCCAACTTTGAGGCGTTTGGGTATAAGTTTTGTGGCGTTCAATATGGTTTTAATGGTTCGGTTAATTTTAACGGTTGTACCAATCCTGAAGAATTAGGCAAACGTTTAAAGCCTTTTATGATTATGAGGACCCTGGATGTTTTAGGGGATAAAATCCCCAAAGTGACTTATGAAGACCAATATATACCTATAGAGGAATGTATAGACGCTGAGCACGTTGCAACAAAAAGACGCTTGACAGGAGAAGCAAAAGTAGATAAACTAGTGTTAGATATTAAAAACGTCGCGGATAAAGTCAAAAAGTTAGTAGTCTTCTACTACCATGACTCAGTTAGGAAATCGTTACAGAAAGCATTTTCATACGCGCCCCTCATTAAAGGCGGTTTAACAAGCTTCCAAAAGACAGAACAGATTGAACGTTTTGTTAGATTGGGAAGTGATGTTATTCTAGTTCAATTGGGGGCGGGTGGTGTCGGCTTAGACGGTCTTCAAACTGTATGTAGTAATGGCTACTTAGCCGAGTTAGACTGGACCCCTGCGCTAGAAGAACAGGCAGTTGGAAGATTACGGAGGTTAGGCCAAAAACATCATGTAACAATCTATCGCCCCGTCGGCACGCAACACGGTCTAGACCAGCGAATAGACGAAATGAATAAAGATAAAACCGTTGTTATTGAATCAATACTTAGTCACGTAACCCAAATTGGAGAATATATAACCATGTCTCAAGATTTAACCCCTGAAGTAATCGAACAACTTACACGTTTGGCCGATGCTGCTGAAACCATCGTCGCCCGTTTAACCGGTGAAGCTGCGGCACCTGCAAAAGCGAAACGTGGAACTGCTGCGCCAAAAGCTGCACCAAAAGCTGCCGGTATTACCCATGAGCAAGCCCGTGAAGCTATCGTCGGCGAGATGAACGCCCACGAAGGTAAAGAGTTGGTTAAAAAAGATGCTTACAAAGCTCACCTTAAATCAGCTTGGGGCGTCGAAAACTTAAACGACGTAGACGCTGACGACTTGCAAAAACTGGTTGATAGCTCAATCTCTGCAATGCAAGAAGCAGCTTCCAAAAAACCAGTTGCGGCCACAAACGACGACATTTAAACTATGTGCCGGCGGAAATAGCATAAATGGCAAATGCGCAATAGGTTTACCTATTGAGATTCGGGGTCCAATTCCCACGAGCCGGCACTTTTAATTTTCCCTGCCTGTGGAAAGGCGTCACATGCTTAGTTGTGAGGTTGACGGGCTGCCGTCACCATATTTATTAGGAGATTTACCCTACCCATGATGATTGATAGCGACCACTCGACTTTTGGCGGAAGCTCCGCAAACCAATGGCGGCATTGCGCCGGCTCTATCCAGCTGAATAAACAAATGGGCAATATTAATACTGAAAGTGAGTGGTCAAAAGAAGGCACTGAAGCTCACAAAGTAGCTGAGATGATGCTACTCGGTTGGACTCCGCCTACTTCTACTGACCCCGATATGGTACGGCACGCCAAGTCATACGTTGCCGGAATTGAAAACTATAAGGATATGATTGATGCAACATGGGTACAAGCCGAGACTAAGTACATTAGTAAACGTTACGAAGATGTCGGAGGAACTATTGACGCACTTATGGCGTCGTTCCGTAGTCGAGTACTGGTCATTGTGGACTTTAAGTATGGCGAGGGAATCACCGTCTCGCCTGTTGAGAATGACCAAGAACTTTTCTACACTGGGTTGGCTTTGGAATCTCTATCAGAACAGTTTCCAGAAATCGACTTCTCCAACTGGTCGGTATACCTCGTCATCCATCAACCACGCGGAATCGATGCCGGATGGAGGCAGTGGGTTACGACCGGCAAGTACGTACATGATGATTTGCGGCGACGGTATTCATATGTAGAAGACATTAAACAAGGCAAAATCGATTTAGTACCCGGTCGGCATTGTCGATGGTGTGATGCTAAGGCAGTGTGCCCCGCCTTCTATAAAGAGTTTCTCGCACCCCTTATCGAAGCCAAACCCGTACCCCAATTACCACAAATTGAAATCTACAATCTGTACAAAAACAAAGACCTTATTAGCAATTACCTTAAGGTTATTGAAGAATATATTAAAAGCCGATGCGCGGCATTCGGTTCATTCGAAAGCTTTATGCTCGGACAGGGGAAGGGCCAAACATCTTGGCTCAATCCCGTACAGGTAGAGGCTAAATACCCCCAAGATAAATACCCCTCATTTTATAAAACCAGTTTAAAAACCCCTAAACAAATTATTGATTTACATAAGGAACTAAAGGAGGAGTTCCAAGGACAATACAAGCAAGTGACCTATCCGAAACTTGTGAGTAACACCGAGAAGCCAGAACATTACATTGATTTATCTGATTGAAAGGAACACTATGAGTTTATTTAAGTACGACGCAACGCGGTTAACCGAAGATAAGCTAAATGGCATGCTCCGCACATTACATGTACTTGGCCGCGAGATTAGTAAGCGGACTAAGTTAAGAGACTTAATGACCGATAACTGTGAAGACGACTTCATGGTTAAGTTAACCGATGCCGCCATTGAGCATAGCCATACGCTAAACGATTTAATAATTTTCGACTAACTGAGTTACCTTAATATATCTGATTGAAAGGAACACTATGAGCGATAAGATTTCAGCGGTGATTAAATTTCCCGTAGGCCGCTGCGGATACCCTAAGTTAAACCCGGCTTCGCCCCCTTTGCAAGGTACCGGAGCCAATAAAAAGAAACGCTGGTCCATTACTCAATACTACGACCCAAATCAACCCGCCGTGCAAAAGTTACTTAAAACCCTTGAGTCGGCGGCAAGTGAGTTTGAGACCCTTCACGGATACGAAGCAAGCCGTGTACCCCAGCTAAAAAAGGTCGGTATCTTTACCAGTAAAAAGAAAGACCGGAAGAATGACCCCGCTCTTGTTGGTTTACTTTCTATTGATGTTGGTGCCAATGCCGAGAAACGCGACGGTGGTATGCACATCGCCCCTGCGATTTTTGGTGCGGATACTAGCCCCGTAAATTGGGATGCAATCTACCCAGGTTGCTATACCCAAATCGTTGCGGCGTTGAACGAGTACCAAATAGAAGACAATGGACTATCCCTTCACGGTTTGTCCTTGACCTTAAAGGTAGTTCAGTTTGTGCGTGGCGGCGAGCGTATGGGCGGAGACAATACTGACTACACGGCGTATCTGGAAAATCATGCCGACTCGGAAGATGAAGACGATTCGCCAATCGTTGCTCCTCGCCGTAAGTCGGCTATTATTTCGGATGACGATATTTAATAAATTTTGCCGCTGGTTCTAGACTGTGGACGCTAACAGTCGTTAATTAATATTGGCATTCCGGGACGAAACAGCTAACGAACGGCCTTTAAGACGCCAAGGTAATGTATGCAACGAGAGCAGAGACGGCGACGACTCGTGACAGTCGGAGAGACGACAGATTTACCTATTTTATGGAGTAAGGCTAATGACTCAAGATTATTACGGGACAAAATTCGTTACAGCATGGCCGCAAATTAAATATGTTAATGATAACGGTAATTACCCGCCAGGTAACTTAGATGGTTACGCTGTAAAGTACCCCGATGGTTACATTTCCTGGTCGCCTAAAGCAGTGTTCGAGGAAGCTTACCAGCCAATTACATCACTTAGTTTCGGACATGCTGTCGTTGCTTTAAAAGCTGGACATAAAGTTGCGCGTTCCGGTTGGAATGGGAAAGGGATGTTCCTCTATCTTGTCCCTGAAAATGTCTACCCGGCTCAAACTAAAGCTGCGTTAGAACATTTTGGCGATAGAGTCCCTTATGGTGCGTACATCGCTATGAAGACAGCTCAAGAGAACGTTGTACCTTGGCTTGCATCCCAAACCGATGTTTTAGCCAACGACTGGCAAGTAATCGATTAACAGATAGTCTGGTAGGGAGTAAGTTACATGAGATGGTTTACGCTGGACTATGAGACCAAGAGCCGAGTTGACCTGATAAAGAATGGGCTCGACAACTATGTTAAAGACCCTGACTTTGATGCCATTATCGTAGTCTTAACAGACTTAACGACTAACCGTCAACAGGTCGCCTCAGCTTATGGCGATACTATAGTGAGCGTTAAAAACCTTCTCTATCCACTTTTAATCAGCCCCGCCGTTCAATTTATTTGCCATAACGCTATGTTTGAATACGTAGTGTCGTGCCAATTATGCGAACGGTGGGGCATCCCACAGCCGGCACTATCACGCTTTCACTGTTCAAGCTTAGCAGGTTCGGTCGTCGGCCTGCCTGCAAGCTTGGATAGGATAGCGGAAATACTTTTCGGTGAACATAAAGTAGCGTCAGGCAAAGCGCTCATCAATCTGTTTTGTAAGCCCGATAAAAAGACCGGTGAGTTTAATACTGCCCGTACCCACCCATTAGAATGGGCTGAGTTTAAAGGGTATGCCAAAGTCGATGACGTGTTGACGGGTAAACTGTGGAAAGCTTTACCTCCCGTTCCCGCTGAAACCCGTTTGTACTGGTTGGCTACAGGGCGTATGAACCTTAGGGGGTTTGCGGTTGACATGGAGACAGTCAATCGAGTGCTTGAAGATGTTGAAATGATTAAGGCCGATGCACATGCAGTAACCAAATCCATTACAAAAGGGTTAGTTAATAAAGCGACCGAGCGCAAAAAGCTTTTAGACTTTGTTAATTCAAGAGGCTGTGAGGGCCAGTCCCTTACCTCCGTAGCAGTCATGGAATGGATAGAAGACCCAAACACACCCGAGGACGTAGTGGAGTTGCTATGGGCTCGCCTAGCTGCCTCTAAATCAACCTTCGGAAAATACGCCGCTTTTAAGCGTTTCGTTTCATCTGATGGCCGTAGTCGACATTCATTTTGGCCCTACGGTGCGCATACCGGTAGGTTAGCGGGGAAAGGCATTCAGCCCCAAAACATTACATACGATAGGGATAACGACTTCCCTGATTGCTCATCCTCCAAATTACTAAAGCTTTACTGGCTTGGATTGTGGGGGGAATGGGATAGAACCAAGGCGCTCGTCGCTATGACCCGCTCAGTCATTTGGAACGAGTCAGGTAAAAAGTTTTATAAAGTAGATTATGCCAGTATCGAAGCACGTATTGTTGTTTGGCTAGCTAATGTACGGTGGTCGATACGTAAGTACGAAAAGAATGAAGACCAATACATACCCATGGCCGCCGTCATTTTCGGCATACCTGAAAACCAAGTAACCAAAGCACAAAGGAATAAGTATGGTAAGGTTACTGTGCTTGGCGGTGGTTACGGAATGGGGCCGGATAAGTTTGCTAAGCAAAACGATAAGACAATTGAAGAAGCTAAACGCTGCATATATTCATACCGAAATAAATATTCTGAAGTTACTTACTACTGGAATGAATTGCAAGAAGCCTTTAAGGCTTGCGTATTTTTAAAGAAAACGACAGTAGCTCAAGCTCCCGCCGGTGACGATGGGGTTAAGGCCCCTAAGGTTAGATTTTTTCCTGAGTACATCGAAGGTGTTTTCTACGTCAAATGTGTACCTCCCGGCAACCGCCCTATTTGGTACCGCAACCCTAAAGTGGACGGCACTGAGATTACATTTGAGCGCACGACCGCAAAGAAAACATGGCGTCAAAAAATATGGGGTGGTACTTTCTTGGAAAATATCTCTCAGAACATAGCCGGCGTAATCATCTTTCGCGGTATGCAAAAACTTGAAAGACTCGGCGCACTCCCTGAACTTCAAATACATGACGAAGCAGTAGCCGCCGTTGATGACGACTTTGAAGATAGGGAAAACCTCGACTGTGCAATGCGAGATATTGAGGGCTTTCCCGGCTTACCCTTAGATGTAGAGTCCACTTTTGAATATAGGTTTAGCAAGTGATGATTACAATGATTTCATGCGACCCCGGCCACGAGGGTGGATTAGCTTTATGGGATGAAAACGGTTTGGTTGAGGTCGTGAAGAACGAGCACCGTCGTAAAATAATTCCTATGGTCTTCCCCCACAATGAAAACGTTTTAGGAGTGATGGAAGAGAACCACGCCATTTACGGCCAAAGCATATCGAATACCTTTGCGCAAGGCGTTAATCAGGGGAAGGTAGACGAGCTGTTGAGTATCGCATGTTACCGTGTTGAAAAAGTGAGCGCTCAATCCTGGATGAGAGATTTTGGTGTCCCTGCCAAGATGGAAGTAAAAGAGCGCAAGCATTGGATTAAAGACAAGGCTGAGCGTCTTCTCGGACAACCAATCATTTTAAGGCTTGCCGATGCGGTAGCGATTGGCCTTACATATCGCCTGAAGGTGTGAAGGGAAACTTATTCCAAGCTGGCCCACCAAACAAATTAACTGCTTGGTATTCTACCCACGCCTTAAATTTGTTCTCGCCACCTTGTAGCATGAATTGATAAAAGTAATGGTCACACTGAGCTTTAGACCAAACTAAATCCTTTTCTAAAATCCATTCGCTATTTTCATCCATGGTGTAAACGGTGAGCCATTTACTTTCAGATAACTTACCCTTAACAGCATAGGCGGCGTCATGTACCATAGCCGCACCCATATTGGTACCGGTAGGTAAAAAGCCAGTAGACCAAAACAATTGAGGGACACTCGCCCCATCGGTAAGCATTCCTGCTTTTATGATGAGCTTGTGATACTTGCCATTTTCAAACCAAGTAACTACGAAATCTTCAGCGACGACCCAAAGCGAATCTAATTTATAGGTATCACGTGTAGGGTGTTTTAAATCGGAAGCTTGAGCAGGGCGCACTACGGGCGGTATCCACTGCATATCTATCTTGGGGGCTAGAATCTCACTCATCACTATACCCTTATTGTAACAACCATTAGCGGTTGTGCTTCTCTCTAACGTCTCGCATATCCAGCATTAACCCTTTAAGCGTTTCAGCCATGAGGGCATTGGTTAGGTTAATACCGTTAAGTATTTCGGTCTGTCTCACCATAGTGGCTTGGATTGAATCAACACCCATAGTTACTCCATACAACTGTTTTGGTACGTCCTCCAATAGCTTAGCAAGATGCTCAAGTTTAGCCAAGGTCTCACTCAGTACCTGAGCCTGACTTATAGGCATTATGCCCTCATCCTCTTTCTTTTTACTGTATAGCGCTTTAAGCCCCTCTAACCCGATGCCCCCGGCTAACATAAGACCGGCGGCAACAAGGGATAGTTCGGGGGAGACTGTGGGCATATTGAAGCTCATGCTATTTCACCGGAAGTAGAAAGTAATTAGACTTTAGAAGCCTTAGCATTTCATTATAAGCCGGTTTAGGTGCGAGTGCAGCATCACGCGAAAGGGGGATAAACGTTGGTTGAAAACTATACGGGTCGGCTATTCCCCAAGTAGTAAAGGACTTGCAATTCGATACTGACAGGCAAGCGTAAAGGGCATTGTAATAGTTTTGCGCTTGGACAGTAGCCCTGGTAGCTGCGTCTTTCGAAGCCGGCTGTAATCCACTTGCATCGTATTCTGTTACCGCAACCCGCATACCCATACCAGCAAACTTACCCAGCTCAGTTTTATATTGTGATTGAGGGATAGCCGTATCTGAGTACTCGTGCATTTGGTAGCCAACCGCATCGATTGGTACGCCCTGAGCGCGCAGAGCCTTAATCATTGTGACTTGAAATCGTGATTTCACCGGGTCATTCTCTGTACCAAAATCGTTATAAAAAAGGATTGCGTCGGGGTCGGCCTGTCTTGCCGCTTGGTAAGCTAAAGCAATATACTCGGGACCGATGACTCGGAGGAAGATATTATCCTGATATCCGTTACCGTGTTTTTCAATCGCTTCGTTTACTACGTCCCACTCTTGTACCTTACCTTTGTAGTGGGTCATCACTTGCGTGATATGGTTTTGCATAATCGCAATTAATTCATCGCGGGTAAAAGTTCCGTTTTTAATCCAATCCGGTAGAGATGCATCGACGCCCCAAACCAATGTGTGCCCATGGATACGCATATTGTTGGCCTGAGCGAATGCGACAATTTGGTCACCCCAATAGTAGTGAAATGCCCCTTGTTGTGGCTCCGTTTCTACCCACTTCAATTCATTCTCTGGTGTAATCTGATTGAACTCAGAGGCCAGTAGGTTTTGGTATGAAGCATCGGGGGTAAAACGCCAAATGGAACCGGCAGAGCCGATTAAAAACTGTCTAGCGTCCGCCGCTTGCCGTAGCGTATCCGCTTGGGCGGTGCTGAGGGACAGAAGTAAGCAGGCTAAAGCAAGGGCTAATTTACGCATATAAAGATAGACTCCAATTGTTTATATAATCTATCTCTATGATAACCCAGTTTGTATAGTTATTTGTGCGGCTTGTAAACCATAACCTAAGTTTGTTAAGTGGGTTTTATCAGCGTTGTAAATTGTAGTATCGCCTGTTATGACTGCACAGTTGGCGGGGGTGTCGTCGAAGTGTGGGTCAAGTGATAAGTCTATGCAACCATACGCCCCAGCGGCTAAGAGTGCGCCACCCGGTTTAACCCCTTGACGTATCAAATTATTAAAGTCAAAGATTTTTTGAGCGAATGAATTAGTACTAGCACCGGAAGGGGGGATAGTCCAGGTATAGATTCTAGTAAACTTACCCGTACCGCTAAGCAATGCGGTTAATGCACACAGGGAGTTAAACGCTGTCTGCGCGCTTACGCCACTATTAATGATGTCGTTCGTACCACCCTCAATAAACAGTATGTGTCTGTTTGAGGATACGCTAGGGGGTGTAAAATTAACTAAACCTGTGGCGTAGTTGGCGCGATTTACCATTTGCCCAAGTGTCTGACCCGGCACCCCGACATTTTTAAAGAAGCGTGTTGTAGGGTTAGCTAAGCCGGCAATAAATTGATGTGGGTAGCTCCCTGTACCTTGTACTGTAGGGTCGGGAGTGTTGGTGGAGTTTTGACCGTAGGTAAGTGAATTACCTTCAAAGTACCAAGCATCTACGAAGTATTGTTCGACTCTAGATTTGGCTAAGCCGTAGTAAGATATTTGATTAGCTTCAATGGCGTCACGGTACGCCCTCGCCACTATGGTGCCAACCATAAACTCGCTTAGGGACATAATCGCCTTAGATGTACCACCCAACGCCGAGCCAACTTCAAGACCCGCAAGACCGTTTGTACCCGATGCCCCCCGTAATATGGGGATACTGTTACCTTGTACTTTACTATCCCCATAGTCTGCTTCAATTGATACCGTCATGGGGGTAGTTAAGGTAATAGTATTTGGGCCTAAAGAAGGCGTTTCACCCGTCGATAATTGGATGACCGTACCCGATGTTTTATAGACAAATGTAAAGTTACCGGTTACGTTACCAAATAGATTGACTGCACTCCCGTTACCGGTTCTAACCTGCATAGCCGTCAACATTGCAATAGGCTGAACCATAGAGATACCGCTAGCTACAAGGTAGGAAGTACCTAGAAATTCCATAACCGGCTTACCTGCCATGGTGTCCAGTACACCGGCATTAACAATACGGGGCTGAGCTGCGGCAGTCGCTTGAACTAAATCTAAGTTACTGCCCACGTTGCCTGATTGGTCGTAGACTTTGGATACAAAGCCGCTACCCGTACCAACAAAGGATAACAAACCCGCTACATTTAGCTCACCAACGTTCGGGCCGGAAGGGATAAAACCAATATCTAAAACGGCGCTATCTGAAGAGCGGCGCACTTGGATAAGATTGCCTGTCCAATTTGGGTTTAATCTACGTAAACCGTAGACGGCAAAATTGGTCAACGTCGGAACTGACGCCAATGCTGCGGGGCTGCCAGGGAAGTCAATACCTGCGTATTTTCTCGATAAAGGCATTGTTTAAAATCCTAAAGTTATACAGTCCAATATTTAACGTTTACTAAAGCCGTTCCGGTCGTAACAATCCCTAGTATACCCATGTTTGACACAACAGCAGGCCGATATGTTACAAAGTTAGAGGGGAGCACTGCACAGCTACCATCGGTAAGGGGCGGAACACCTATCTCAGTATAATAGACTAGAGCGGTCGCATCCTGAACTTGTAGTTCATAATAGGCTATCGCCTTACCATTGGGGGCTAACGCCGGTATCAATACCTTTCCCGCCGCAGTAGTGTCTACCGTTACCGCTAATTGGTAATCGGGGGAGCCGATCAAATAGCCGGGGTCTTGAATAGCTGCCGCTGAACTATTTACTAGCGGTGCATGGCTATCGTTGCTATTGAGGCTCGGCGTTTTTGATAGGTATGTAGGAAGTACTGACATATTCTAAACCTCTATAAAGCTTATGAACTTGGCGGCGCAGGGGGTAACAATGCAGTGATAAACCCACCGGTGATTACTGCGGGGAAAAGCGTATCGTTACCTTGGCCTACCCTAATGCTGTAGGTGGGGTTAGGAGTTATGTTTGATGCATTAACGCTCATTATTTAATCCTCACCCAAAAGAAGCTAACAAAAGATAACTGAGTTACGTTTGCGGCCACTACTGAGCCGGCGGATTGGTTTAAGTTTGTCGGGTCGGTGCCGTCTGGGGGGTCTATTACAGCTAATGAGTACGCTCCTGATGCTCCCCCCACCACGTGGCTTATAGAGTATTCAATCTGGTGCGTGTGCGAACCTACTTCATTAGTGACTTGTTTGTGAGCTGCCTCACCGATTACAGAACCAATATTATCAGCGTTCGCGACGTTGGGCACATTGGATGGTAGACGCGTTGATGTGCCTATTTTTTGTATAGGCGTTGCGCCGTTCCAATAGGGTGCGTAAAAATTACCTGCCGTAGCCGCTGTGCCGTCAATAGGGGATACCGCAGGGTTGTACTCACCCGTTGCCGTACCGCCCATTGCTGAGCAAAGCGCATAGAAATCAGGGTATGTAGTTTGGCTTAAAAGCTGGCCTTGCATTTGCGCCCATACTATACCGTAATCAGTCGGCATGGTGGGGTTAATTGATAAAATCATGTCACCAATTTGACAACCACGAGAGGCGGCTAAAAATTTATAGTCGATAAACTGTTGGTTACTCGGTGCGCCTGAACCGCCATAAGAAGGGCGCACATTATAGGTTACTGTACGGGCATCGGTAAAAGTACCGCCACCCCCGCCAATCTGAGTATCGATAGTGTTGAGTGCTGTAACCACAGCCGAAAAGTTTGCGTCAACCTCACCGGATGAAATCGTTTGCCCTGTCTCGGGTGTAAATTGATAGGGTACTGAGTATGTCATCGGTTGGCCCTATTTTGGTTCAATCGATCAGCCTTAACGTGGTTACGTTCGTCAAGTCTTGCATTTTTAATGTACCCCATAACGATATGGTGGTACTGTTCAGCATTACCATTGTATAACGCTTTTGCGCCGGGGGCATCTTTTTTATGATAGTTTGGCCCACCGCTTGTAGAAAATGTGATGCGTGGTTTAAATTTTCTACCCGTCTTTGATTCTTCCAATGCCATTAAGTATGAACGTGTGGCGTCATTCTTTACTCTCGACAATACGTGTACTTGTTCCTCTGGACTCAATGCTTGAAAGCGTTCCTCTTTACTGACCTGAGCGACAAGAGAAACGTAAACCGCTTTGATTACACGCTCACCCTCTGACCGCTCGCGCTTAGTTAGGGGGGTAGACTCAACGTTACCTTCGTCATTTGTCACGTCAATTTTGCGGGGTAGTGCCCCCAATAAATGATTCGCTTTTCCGGTCTGCGCCCTTAATTCATTCATGAATGAAGCGTATGTATTGTTGGCCGCAATTCTTCCTAAAAGCCCCGGCTTCATTTTAACGTTGCCTTCAGTATCCAATCTGTCGGGCACTAAGTGGTCAACAAAGGGGATACGACTTTCAACCTGTTCGACCAAAGTTCTCGGCTCTTTAGCAGGCTGAGGTACTAAATCTGAACCTGGTATTTTAAAACTGACAAGGTTAGTACCCACCGCAACCGCTCCAGCTGTTGGGCTTATCTCCCCCGTGTCTGGGTCGCGCGTTTCCGTGGCCTGCGTAATAGGTCGGACAAAACCCGACAAAGCATCATTTTGGGTGTACATTGACGAAACGCCCGACCAGACATTGCGAGGGATATCTAAAACTGAATTGCGGGGCGCATAGGGTTTACCTGCATGAGCATCTTCTCTGCCCGGTGCCGTCATATACATGAGAGGCATAAGCGGGGTATTGATGCCAAGTAGGTAAAAAGTAGAGTCGCCTTCTTGCGCTTCAAAAGCTTCAGCTTTACCGCCAGATTGAAAGTAACGGGCAAAGGCCGTCACATTTACGCTGCCGTTTCTAAATCCAGCATCTTCTTTAGTTTGGTCAACGGCGGGGTTTTTATCTTTGGGGCCAATATTTAAAGCGCCGTGATAGCCCGCTGCGTAAAACATATTGGTACCGATGCCGCCCGCCGCCCCGGTCATAAATAAACCGAGCATTTGTGATGCGAAAATGTGACCGAACGTTTGGCGGTTATATGCCGCAACGCCCTTTAAATCCGCTTGCATGGCTCGGTTAAAGTGAATACCTAAAGTACCGGCCACGGGCACCATTTCCATAGGGCGCAGATATAAGTTACCCACGATTTTAGTAAACGGCAATACAAGCGCCCCAGCGTTTAATGAGTCTTTGCCTTCTCTGTTAGCTACCTTATCAACCTGTTTGCTAATGGTATCTCTAAAACCGCCGAGTGCATTTGATACAACACCCTCATTAGTCAACGTCGCCTGCTCTGCTTCACGTTTAGCTACCAATCTCAGCTTTTTATAGACTTCACTTTTAGGGTCGGGTAGGTTGCCGGTAATGCGCTTGTAGATTTCAATCTCTTTTGAAAGGGAAGCCTCATAGACATTGGCATACGCCAACCTGTCACCGCCCCCAACGACTGCCCGAACTGTACCGCCTAACTTTTTATCTACCTTACGCAGAGTGTCGCCAATCTTACCCTCTTTCACAGTATGAATAGGGCTAGCATCTAAGCCACTCGCTTTAAAAGCGTCGCCTGAATAGTTACGTGCGGTATTGGTGCCGTGCTCCACATCAAATAGGATATTTTGCAATTCATCTTTTGAGGAGATTTCATTCTTTTTGTAAAACTCTTTTACGTCTTTTGATATGCCAATGATTAGTCCCCGCTCTCCCGGCCCTTCGTATTCATTACGATAAACTTTACTGTAGGCAAACTCGCCCAATTCTCTCAACGCTGCATGAGGGCCACGATAGTGTAGCCAATACGAACCCATATCCAACCAGTTACGGGCTTGAGTCATACCCTGTAAAAGTAATCCTTCAGTACGCCAAGTAACCCATTTCCTAAACATATTGTGGGCTTTGTGGTCATACATAAAGCGGTCAAGTAAAGCTTGCGCTCTACGGGCATCGCGGGGGGTTAGCGTGGGGTCAGTCGCCGCCAATATGTAGGCGTTTAATCTTTTCCAATCGTCGCTGCTCATAACGGTAGCGAGCTTAGCTTGTCCCATAATTTTGTCTAAAACTTCGGGGGTATCAGCGTGCAAAAGGTCATGGCCTTGAGCTTCCAATAGTCTATCTAAAACGGTACGGCGTACGGCGGGTTTACTTACTTTATTAATTGAAGCTAAATACTTACGCCTACCAATTGCAGTTTTACGTTGTGTGTACTCGGCTTTCTCTTGAACCGTCATTATCGGCTCAACTTCTTTGTACAACTCATCAATTGTTTTGGGTGTACCTTTTTCCCGTACTTGCTCAGCCGCTTTAAGTCTGGCATCTAATTTTGCAAACAAAGACGCTCTATTTTTACGTGCGTTCAGGTCATAAAAATAAGCGCGCTCTTCAGGAGACAGCGTAGCCAATGCCTCCGCCGAGAGCGCGCGAACGTCACGTTTTACATTTAAAGTGAGTTTGGTTTGTTTGAAAACTGATTTCTCTAGCTTTGATATTGCAGCCAAGGCTTTGCGTCGGTCGCTATTGAACTGCTTTTTTAGGACATTGGTAAGTTTGACTCTTTGGAGCTTTGCGCTTCGAGCTTCGCCTCCCGCCTCTTTAATAGTTTTGAGTGTAAGGCGGAAACCCCTTTTATTACCAATTTTGCCGTTCCTAGTACCGCCCGAACGCTTAACGCGAGAGGGACTGCCTGAGGCTCTAGTAGCGCCGTTGCTATTAACAGTTTCCCGGAAGGCTTCAGTAAAGTTTTCCAAAAGCTCATTATACGCTCCCTCTACTATCTCTCTAACTTCCTCGGCTGCTTTGTTTATCCCTTTGCTAACCTCGCCCTTAATGTCTTTCAAAGCCTCGTCGATAAACTCCTCTCTAAATTTATAGAGGGGGTTATTTTGAAGGGACTGCAATTCTCTACCCGTATTAGATGCGTGGCTCATGTGAGCTTGTAATACTTGAGCCTGCTCAGTAGGGCTGAGCTTATTAAAGTTTTCGGGGTCTAGAGCCGCCTGTCTTACTGCGTTGGCCCTTAGTGCATCACCTTGACTTTCATAGTGAGATATCCAACCATGGACAATCTGATTGTTCCCGGACTCAAGGGCTTGGCTTACCGCCTGATTAGCGTCTTGTTGCATGGCCGAACTGGATACAACTTGGTGGGTGTCGCCCGTAGATGTACCAGCGTATTGTGTTGGGGCTTCACCTTGAGTATACGATTTATCGAGTGGGCCGCCACCGATTTGCATAAACCCTTTTTGCGCTCTGCGGGCTGTGGCTCTTGCCGCACCCTTGGCAATACCTGCCTTAAGCTTAGTTCCTAAAGTACCGTTAGCCAAAGAGTGTGCGAGCTGTGGGGCATAGTGAGCCCCCGCCGGAATAGCCGCACCAAGTAGTGTGCCTAAACCGGGAGCGTAGCCAATCTCATTGGCGTCTACTTTACCCTTTTGTGAATACCGCTCAATCGCTTGAGATGCGACGTCTTGGGGATACCCGAGCGCGGCACCTGTGGCAACCTTGGCAGCTACAGACTTACCAATAGCTCCGGGTAATTTTGCTAGGGCAAAGCCCTGAAGCGCCCCTAAACCTGTAGCAGTTATTTGAGCGTCATGAATCTGTCTCGCAATAGCAAACTTACCCGCGCGTATTGCGTCACCGCGTGCCTTTTCATTTTGCGTATTTTGCTGTACTGCTCCGTGAATAGCGTTATACGCCCCCGCCGTTGTTATGCCTCCGATAATATTGGCAATAATAGCGGTAGGTGTGCGGGTTAAATTCTCAGCCTGAACCGTAAGGGGGTCGAAATGGTTGGGAGCTTGAATCTTCTCGTCCGGAATAATGCCCTTTAAAATACCAGTTGCTGCCCCACCTAAAGCGTTTTGTATCCGCTGCACAGGATTGTACAACATTTCAGGATGTACCGGCCCAATAGACTCGTGAGGGGATGCGAGGGGGTTGGTATTAAACGCTTTACTAAACGTGTCAAGTTGACCCGGCATCAATAAGCTTGATAGGGTAGAGGGTTGACCTAAATTCGTGACGCCGCCTGAAAGCATTAGAAGCCTCTCGGTTGTTTCGGTCTTCCATTACTTCTAAGTCTATCAAATATTTGCTTAGTGCCGGGGTTTTGTATTGCGTTTAAGTTTGAGTAAACTTGTTGCGGACCTGTTGGGGCTGTCGCTTGAGGGTTAGGTAAAGCTGACTGTTGTAAGTGTGATGTGGTATTACCCAACAATTCATTTAAAGTAATGGGGTTTGACGTATCTCCGTTGCTGCTATTAGCCGCACTTAATGCCTCTTCGGGGGTCAACGTACCTTGACGCACTGCCAATTGTGCCGCAGTAATTACCCCGCTGCGGTCGCCTTGCTTATCAATTAACGACATAGATGCGTTAATCTCCCCTCGCGTGGCTGGTTTTTCTAAACCGAAAAGAGACTGAGCACGTTTTACGCCGGCTTCCTGAAATTTCATTAAGCGGCCGAAAGCCCCCGGCTCCCCATTCTGAATAATGCTCGCTTCGGTCGGCTTGGCATACCCAGCAATTGCACGCTGATTTTCGCCTGATTGCGTTTGAGCAGTGTTATACATACTGCCTGTAACATTGTTTCTTGCGGCGGCGGCGTCTGCGCTTTGACCGTACTGAGATACCAGAGTCTTAGGGTCTACCGATTGCAACGCTAAATCGGCAAGGGAACGGGGGGCCGCTTGAGGTGATGCCCCTAAATCCGAAATGCTAATACTTGGCATAGCCCGATTTACTTGGCCCTGCATTACGCCACCCATTGTCGGCTGCAATTGGGGTATACCCTGTTGTTGGGCTTGAAGTTGTTGAATCAGCTTCCCACCGGGCATAGATTGCCAACGCCCGCCAGGTACGTTTGTAGCCCCGTTAGCGCCGTTTCCTAAAGCTGTCATAGTTGGGCCTACCAAAGACGCTAAACTCGGCGCTGTGGGGAACATGAGGCTATTACCAGTTTGATTTCCCCCAGCGTCATTAAGTCCTGCCGCTTGTGCAGTCTCTAACGCGTTGGTTGTTCCTTGGTCTTGTAATTGCTTTTGGGCATTGCCGAATATGGTATTAGCTAAAGTCTTATCTACTCCATAAAAGGAATTGGGGTTTTTAATACCAAGAGAAGATGCAACCGCTTGATTGCCAACACCGGCACCAATAGCGCCGCCCACATCTGATTGATACCCTTTAAGAGGTAGGCCGCCTGCATTACGTTGAATATCGGCTACCGTTTGACCTGACTGTAAAGCGTACTGCGCAAGTGCGTCCTGATTGCCGCGTTGCTCTTGGCGTAACTGTTCATTACGTGCAGCTAATCCAGCTAACCCTTCAGCCAATCCACTAAGTCCACCACCTAAAATAGGGAGTTTACTAAACCCCCAACGTGGGTTTTGCATCTGCATATTGCGTGCTTGGACTAACCCGCCGAACAAACCCGCTAAAGTTTGCGCGATTGGTAGACCCATGCCGCCGGGTGGGGCTATACCTTGTGTGTTAGGTAGATTGGTAGCCATTCTGCACCTACAAGAAAGAACTTAAGTTACTGTTAAAATTCATTTTCGGTAATTGGAAGTTACCCGTTCCGCTAGGTGCAGGCATTTGGCCTTTAAGTAAATCGCCAAACCCACCTCCGCTAGAAGGGGTTGAGCCTAAAGCACCTTGTACGGCACCGTTTAGGAAGCCACTAAAAGGATTACCGCCGCTACCTGATTGGGCTTTTGCACCTTGAAGGCCACCCATACCGGCGTGGAGTATCATCATTGCGAGCATTGGATTCATAAGTCTGCCTCTAATGCATTAACTTAAGGGGGTCGATAAAGTTCATATACTTACCACCTATACCGGTTTTACCGGCTGTAGAATCATAGATATTGTTAGCGGTATTGTATTGGTTAGAAAGCTGTTGGCCGGTACTCGACTGGCCTGCACTTGCGAGAGCTTGATTAAATAGATTGCTTTGCGCCCCGCCATACAGGCTTAAAGCTGTTTGAATTGGCTGCAACATGATGTTAGGAAGTTGATATGCTTGAGTCGATGCAGTGTTGTACGCACTGGCTAAATCTTGGTTTTCGTTACGAGTCAATATGTTGTCGTTGTATCGGTTAAAACCTGCACTATTTAGGCCGCCCATACTACCAAAGCGTGAGTACGCGGCATCTTTAGCGGTATTGTAGTTTTGAGTAATCTGTTGAGCTTGAGGGCCGTAAAGTTGTTGAGTATACTTGGCAATATTATTAGGGTCTTGGGCCGTACCTAAAATACTAGATATAGAACCGAGTGTATTGGCCGTACCTGCGTTAGACGTATCCCAAGTACTTTGCTGGTCAGGACTTAAATTGATGTTCGTGGAATACCCATTTTTACCAAGGGTAGACGTGGCAAGGGGTTGACCGCCTACACTAAACGTTCCTGTACTACTCTTAACTGTGGCCGGTGTTCCACTGCTACCCATTAGCTGACCCTTTCGTCACGGAGCCGCTTTCTATGCGCCTGATACTTCTTAATTATAGCGTGGAAAGACTCGCGTGTAACTTGACTAAACTCTTGGGGACGGAGATACATACAGAGAGCGGTAACCGAACCCTTACCGGGAATATCTAACTTATCGGGAATAACGCCGGCTTTTTTAAAGCCGACAGCGCGCATAAACCATTCTTTCTGTAAATCTTCCACCCAAACGTTTGCCTCAATAAGTTTTATTCCAAGCGTATCAAATAGATAACTCAACCAGTCTATAACGTCTTTATACATTTCAGATGCGATAAATCCGGTTGTCCCTACTTGAAGGTATGCACGATTAGTCACATCCAAGTAAACGCCCATATAGTATCGGGGGGCTTCAGCTGAGGGGCCAACAAAAAATAGTGGGTCGGGGAAAGCGAGCGCAAGCTCTAGAAGCTGTTGAGCCTCTTGACGAGCTTGCATCTCACTTGCACCACCCCATTTATGGCAGTCTACAACAAATTTATAATGCTCTTGGCTCATAACGTGTAATGTCATCGGCGTGATGTTCCTTTAGGTATGCCTTCTAATTCTATCCTATCGAAAGAGAAAGCGGCACCGGCGGCGGCTGAGAAAAATATAGAGATAGCCACGCCACGCCCAATTCTATTTTGCCGTAAAACCGTAGCGATAGAAGAGTCCCAAACTGATACGTCCCAAAGTCCAATATCCCAACCGTCGATAGCGTTGGATACGCCGAAATCAAAATAAACGGTCAATACACTACCGTCAACATTAACAAGGTGCGCGCCGCAACGTACTTGAGTCCCATTAAACGTTTTAACGTATGCCAAAAACTTACCGAAGAACTTGCGCGTGTTCATCTCTTCAGTTGCTAATAGCTGGCATTCCCAGCCAGAACTGAAAAACGTACCGTCGTAAGTATTACCGATGCCGTTTTTAAATACTCTAAACTGCGATGCACCGGTATCAAACCGGCTAAATAGATGTTGTTCGGTATCGTGAACATAAATCTGATTGGATATGTCGAAACCTGTACGCTGCATAATACCTTGAGTAACCACGTTATAGACAATGGTTATCCAATCCGTACTATTAACGGGAAGTTGTAGGTATATGCACCGCTCGATTGCATTAAAGGTAGCGCTAGCTAACGTCGACCGGTTCGGGTCAATCGTATCGAGTAAAGGCTTTATAGGGTAAAGGGGGTCAGCGTCAACGATATCACCTAAACGGGTTTGGCTTAATTTTTTGTACCCGCGTTGGGATAGGAAATAAACCTCTGCGCCAATAGAGACAATAGTGTCCGGGGCAATACACCCCAACTCGGTAGAGTATGACGTGATTATGAAGGGGTCAGTAGCTGAGTCGGTAGGTTGGGACCCTGATACGACGTAAATACTTTTGGTTTTAAACAGCACTAATAGGCCGGATTTTAAGGATGCTGCGCCGACCAAAGCGTCACCGTCTCCAATACCAACATCTACCGCATCGGAGTTGTTACCGAAAACATTATGTGTGCTTGCATTTGGTGTGAAAAAACGGTAGGGGTATTTAATGTCATTCATATAGAACAGCCGCTCACGGTGCTCAACCACAAACTTAGGTCTGGCATCTGAGGGAAAAATAATTGATGGGCCGGGAGTTGGTGTCGCACCGTCTGTAAACGTAACGTCTGCTACCGTAGCCCCGTCATACTGCTTAACCGGGTCTACCCCATTCATAAAAATACAGTAGCCGTTAAAGGTTATAAACCTAGTTTTGGGGGCGTCGGTAACTGCGGCTAATGATGTCCAGGTTGTTCCGTTACCGGTATATACGTGGCCGTTCGCTATCGCCATTAATTCATTAGATACCGCACCGGAGGTTAAACCCCGCTTAGTGTAGTAGTGTAAACCTCGTATGGTGGCTGATAAGTAGGCATCAAGAAGGCGCGTATAGCCGAGGGCTGTTCTAACCCCTTTCTCGTCCAAAGTTACGTTAAGCGCTTGGGTAGCCTGCCTCATGCCAGCCCCCTGCTTTGTTTGGGATGCGACAAGGCGAGAAGTTTGCAGGTTTAAGCCGGCTGAGAAATCTTCATATACGCCCATCTATGCGCCGCCTTGGATAGTCAATCCAATACCGTCACTATCGTCAACATAAGGATCAACGCCAAATAGAATAGTAGGGGCATTGCGCAATGCTTCAGCCCTTAACTCATGTAATCCGGTTTCCCACTGTTGCATCCAAAATGATGCGTCTTGGTCTTTCCAAAACATTTTCTCTACGCCGATAGCGTACTTAACCAGTAGGTCATCATGCTCATCGGGTAAAAAGGTAGTGTCCGTATCCATGCTCAAATCATTAAAAGCAATGGTGCCCGTCACGGTCATTTTCTGAGCGGCATTGGGTACAGGGTAAAATGCCATATAGTTGTTGTAACTGTACCAATATTGAGGATCGCCCTGAACGTTTAGATTTCCGTAGCTTTGAGTCAGTTCAAGGATATTAGATTGGGGGATTAAGTTGTTGGGTGACGTTACTGGATAAACATATAGTGACTTCAATACGCTACTACGTGAATCCAATTTGTAAGTAGCTATGCCGGTGGTTAGGTTTAAAACCTGTAGAACTTTAGGGCGGAGGCTACCGTACATAGCTTTGTAGATAGTACGGTAGCCCATGTTTAACGTGGAGATGACTCGAACGACTTCCGGGCGTGAAGGGTTGTTAATCGCGTTACTAGATACCGTAGCATCATCAGTACGGGAGAAAACATCATTCACGATATTAAGAAGTGTTTGCGAGCCCATTAAATATCAGACGCGTCAACCCCAGTGCTTTTACCTTTTCTACCCTTAGCTTTCGCTTCAGATTCGAGGGTTTCAACAGGGGTGGTTGAGTCTGCTCCTTCTACTTTTTCAGAGTCGGCTATGGTGTTATCGTCGGGCGCAATGTTTTGGCCTTCGGGTGTAACATCAGAAGCAGCATCTTGTGGTAATGGGTCGGTGTTTACAACACTCTCTTGACTTGGCGTTGTGGTAGTCGCACCCGGTGGTAGGTCTGTTGCAGGCGTATCACCTTCAGGCTTAACCGGTTTATTAGCTTCAATCTCTGCGTCGGTGAAAGGCGTTGCACCTTCCGCTACATGGTCATTGTCAACAGGCGGTTGAGGCTGAGGCTGTTCAAGCAAAGCTGGAGTAATTGAGCCTTGGCTATTCAACTCAAGAATAACCTGCTTAACTACATCCTTAATCATTTCAGGGGTAGCGAACAGAGTTACTTGAGGTTTTGCGCCAAACTCATACCCGGTCTGTTTATCCGCCAATAATCCTACTGGGTTGACAACAATGACATCATGACGAGTTGCGCCGCCTGCCATTTGAAGCGTAGCGTTTGGCCCTAAGTAGTCGGGAGCGTTAAGGGGCTTTAATGGGTTGAGCTTGCTTTGCTCTACCAATGCCTTAGCGCGTGTCTCTTCCTCAGAGTCTACAAACTGGATAGTAACTGAGGGATTGTCGATGAGCCAATAATAAGACTCAACGTCTAACTCTTTAGTTACACCTTGAGGGATTGTGAGGAGGGAACCGAAAGGGGATACGAAATCCCCAGTCGGTACTTTTGTTGAAACGTGCATCTGGAAAACTCCAATTTAATATACGGATGGGCTAAGCGATTAGCTTAAACCAGTATACCAAATAGAAGTATCTGCGCCGTTCATACATTCCATTGTAACTTCGCTTAGCTTCATTACTTTTTGGTTGTCACCGGTTTTACCGAGGACTTCCTCAACGCCGATACGTCCAGGTACACCTAACAGTTTTACGCGGCTTCTGTCGAAGGCACACGCGGCACCGTTGGGGATGCAGGTAGAACGCATAATCGTTAAAGGTGCAGAGCCAAATTCATAAACGTCGTAGTCACTTACGATTCTACGCTCAGTGTTGCCCATACCGCCGGCTGTTACCAAAGCATTTTTCAATGCGGTGATACGAGAGTAGAGGCTGTTTGGTACTGAGAGGCAAAGGTTGTTAGGGTCTGCGCCACCTTCGAGCAAGGGGATAATTACCGTTTGCTCAATGAATGATTTATCGACCGTGTAGCCGGTTGCGTTTTTAGCTGCGTAGTAGCGGATACCACCCATTCTACGCACAGCTTCATTGGTAGAACCGACACGGTTACCTAAATAGCAAGCGTCTGCAATCAACTTCATTAACTGAATATCTTTTTCAGTTAATTGTTTAGCCATGCTGTTATCGCCGGCTAAGCCTTTGAAGTTCATCATAGAGCCTGACAGATTGACATCCTTACGGAAAATCTCTGTCATGTTGTAACTTGTGGTTGCGCCTTCAAAGAAATCTGTATTGTAGTCAGAACCCTCTGCCCAATACTGAGTAACTTTAATGGTTGCGCCTGCGGTATGCGCCGCGCCGGTTGTGCCGTTGTATCCACGAGTTACGGTTAATGAATCGTTACCCGCGCCTGCTGTAACCAACATTTCCTCAAAGTCAATCTGAAGAATGCAGTAGAGACCGGCGGTGGTGTTAGAGTTTTTAATATCTAACTTAGCACCTTTACCAGTAGGTACGGTTACTGTGGTTGCAGAGTTTGTAATGTCTGCGTTTAATGTTGTAGTAGCGGCTTTAAGATATTTGTCACCCCACTCGTGGCGAGCTGCATGCGCTTGAATGCCTGGGTCCCAAATCATGTCATAGATAGGGTCGGGGCGTTCACCGCTGTATGTTGCTACTGAGATTACATCCCGTAAATCCTGAGGGTTTACGGTACTGAGCCATTGTGCCATGGTATTTAACTCCTTACTTATACATGTGCAGTTCCATTACCCAAATCTAAATTAGTTAGTTTTTGGGCGTTGAATTGGTCCAAAGTAAGAGGAACCTTCTGACCAGAGAACTGGCCTAAATGGTTTCTATATGTGCTTTGAACTGGCTGCGGTTCGGGAGTCATGCCGGCAGGGGGCGTCGCTATGGTTGGCACTGGAAGATTCGCAGGAGTCTGGCTCGAAAATTCACCGGCGGCAATTTTAGCAATCGCTACAGATATTCTAGCATACTCTTTTGGATTGGTTGATGGTTTATCTAACAATGCCTTATCCATGAACATAGGAGCTAATTCAGCAAAACGTTTTTCAGCGAACTGTGCTGCCTTTTGGTCAGACTGCAAAGCGGGGAAAACCTCAACCAATTGTTTACCTAGCTCTTGTTGCGTTCCTGTCCATTGGTGAGACTCAAGAATAGGTTTAAACCCGTCTATTTCGTTTGTGAACTTGTGTTGGATTGAGTATACGTCGCCCATCAATCCAGCAAGTAAGGGGCCGACCGTGGCTACGACAAACTTCTCTAAATCCTGAGTAAAGTCTGCGTGTTGTAGCCCCATCTCTTGCGCGTTCTCCTCACCAAACAGGCCGGCGGCTGTTATTGCAGGTCGGGCACCCATCCATTGTTGAGCCTCTTGGCTTAGTTGTTGGCGGTAGGCGTCTGGCGCAATCATTTGTGGCGCTGCGTTTTCCGGTGTCGGTTCGGGTGCGCCTTGTTGAGCCTGCAAAAGTTGCATTAGTTTGCCTGGGTCTTTTTGCATTAACTCAAACAGTTGGTCTTTAGCCGCTTGCGCTACTAAATCAGGGGTTTGGGGTTGTGGAGTTTCCGGCGTAGGTGTGGGGGTTTCTGTTGGGGGTGCTTGAGGTTGTGCTGGCTGAGGTGCGGGTACTTCGAATCTAGCTTTACGCTCTTGCAAAATCTCTTGCAGTGTTTTAGTAGGTGCGGGAGTTGGAGGTGTTGGGGCCGCTTCGGGTGCTGTAAGTGTGGGCGTAGGTTGTTGAACAGGTGCCGCAACAGGTGCGGGAGCTGAGGGGGTTGGGGTTGGGGTTGGGGTTGTTGGGATACTAGCGGTTATGGGGGTAGGTGCATTACCGGCCATGATTAATCCTCTTCTCTATCGATTACTGTATGTGGTGCTTTTAATACCAATTGTAATATCTCTTGATATATCGCGGCCTTAATCGCCTCAGCATGGAACGCGGTTAAGTCATCTTCGGTTTTAATGTGGGGTACTTGCAACCGGGCTTTGCTCTCTAAAAACGCGACCATTTGTTTTGTCTCAGCGTTTTGCAGCCAAAGCTTATGGTTGTTGTTTTGATACTCTTGGCTGCTCATTGGGTTTAGGCTCCGGGTTCAATACTTGTATCGTCTCAGCTTGTATTTTCTGAATTTCAGCTTGTGCTTTTTGAGTATCGGCGTTTAGTTTATCAATCTCAGCTTGCAACTTCTGCGCTTCCAATTGTACCTGCGCGGCCTGAATTGCTTCGTTCTTCTGTTGTTGAGCCTGTTGCTGTTGTCCGTTTGCTTGCAGGGCTTCAGCGACCTGTGAGAGGGGTTTGAGAAGGGTTTCTAAATCGAGGTCACTCGCGTACGTTCTAATCAGGTTGTTAAAGTCAATCTGAGCCTGAATAGCTGCTTTAATTTCAGGGTCTTGCGCGAGAGGGGCTAAAGTCCCTAAAAGCCTTTCACAGCTATTTAACTGGTCTACTTTTTGAATGGCGTCTTCAAATGTAGAGAGTTTCATCCCTATGACTTCAATAGGAGGGATAGCCGCACCCTTAGTAAACCAATCTTGAAAGTCTGTCGATATAGCTTGAGCTAAACCCAACAGCGGTAAGCCCATTTGGACGATTACTTGCATGGGGTCTACTTGTTGCCCCTGATTCGCCAATTCTGTAACTGCTTGCTGTACTTGAGCAATTTCTGCCTGTAGTACAGAACGAATCATAGAGTAGACACGCTTAGCTAGGGGGTATAAAGCGTGTTGATTAATAGATAACCCATAACGACGTAGAGCGGTATCTGCTCCGTTCGCTTCCAATCTTTTAGCGGTCGCTGATACACGGCGGTCGTCAGTGTCGGAAGTACCAGAGAGGAAATTTGGGATACCTACCAAGGCTTCGAATTGATATTGAAGGCGGCTGATTACCTCTTCCGCTTGAGGTGCTGCACGCTCTGAGCCAGGGATAGGCATTAAGTGGTATGGGTTTGTTGAAATCCTGGCAATTAACTCCCCTGGTGCATATGATGGTTTTTGAGGATTGAAATACATGTCTGTAGGGTCATACTGGCGTGGGGGTTTGACCATATCTTTAATGGAGTCAATACCCAAATTGTGTACGGTAATCGCGGCCATTTCTAAATCGATAGCTTTATCGCAAATGCCAACGCCAATACGAACGGGGCCGATACGGGCAGCGTACATTTCTTTCAATGTCGCATAGATAGCGCCTGAAAACTCTTCTCCGTCTGGTGTCTCTTTACTGACGAAACGGATTAAGTATTTTCCGCTCGCAACCGTAGCGCGAACATGATAGTAAAAATCTTCACCTACTTGTAGGACGGGGGCATAGTAATCAATTATTTCATGACCTAAACGGGAATCGTATTTAGGTGCTTGGTAGACAGAGCTACGTGGAACGGGCCGACTAAATACTTCCTTCTCCGTAATCCCCATAATCGTTTGTAAATCGTATGAGTGGCTTTGATCGCCCTCTGCCATATCGATTAATTCTTGACGGGTTTTATAAGTGCGCAACATCATAATAGCGCGTTCTATTGGCTCAGTAATTGGGTATATGCCAACATCTTGCGGATTGATCAACTGAATATTTAAACGGGGCAGTTTGCCTACTCCGTTAATATAGTCCCATGTAGGTTGTAAGCCAGCGGCACCTTCCAGGCCCATAGTGGTGGTAAGCTTGGGGGTTAATTCATCCATGCCGGCACTTTGAAAAAAGTAACCCATCAGAGCCGACATGATAGAACAGGGGAGAGCGTAGACTTGAGAGCTGTCATAAAGCGTGAAGAATGTTTTAGCGTCGGGCATTAAGAGGGGGGAGAGTCTGTCTGTAAATGTATCAATCGCTTTTGCTGTCCAGCCAAGGTGAGTTTTTGTTTGAACTGCTTTAGACTTTAAAACCTTTTCAGGCAGAATGCCGTTGTAGGAGCGCACAACAGTAGAGTGCAATTTATCAATCTCATTTCGAGCGCTGATAGATAAGCGCCAATAGTTGAGTAACTGCTCTACAATTTTACGGTGTATCTCTTGTTGAGTATCCAACGGCTAAAGCCTCACTAAGCGGGGAAAACTATGTCTGATTCTACCACATAATTATGCTTTGACTTATGGTTGTTGGATAGCATGATATCTGCGAATTGGAGGCAACCATACCGCAGGTTATCCATTACGTCTTCATACGGATGTTTTTCGTCAATCGTCTCGGTTATGTCGCCGTTTTTATCTGTCAAGTATTTATATTCACCTTGCAATGCGGCAATAAGGGTGGGAGTTTTATCCGGGTTATGGATGTAGATACGCTCTCTGTCATTGTATCGGGTATTAAATAGGGATTGAAGTAGTGTGATACCCGAGTGTAGGCGATTTTTAGCCCCCAATACTTTATCGATTTGAAGGGGGTGAAGACCGTGTTTTTGTAAAATGTCATGGTCGCTAAACGATTTTTTCTCTTGCCATGGTTTTACTTGGCCGGCGGGGTCCCCCGTAAAAATGTAATTATAGCCGGCGTTTTCTGCTGTGGATATATCACGGTAAGGGTGGAGCTTATTATACCTATCCATGGTCGAAAGAACCGCCAACGCGAGTTCTTCTGTCGAACCTCTCGGCCTACCTTGAGAGCCGTCAAGCACAACCTCGTGAAAAACGTCAACACAATAATACTCATCAACCTGCATAAACAAGGCTGAGCAAACACGGCCAAAGTCAAACGATACGATAATGGGAAACTCGGGATTGGGGGTCCAAAGATTTTGGGGGTTTTTAATCATATCTCGAGTAGGCTGTACCGCCTTAACGTGGAGCCCGTAATCAAACATATCAATTACCTTACCCTCTAAGCTCATCGTATAACTTATGTCTACTTCACGGGCTAAACCCGATTTTGTGTACCGTTTTTGTTGTTCAGCGTACCAAATATCATCGTGCTTTGGGTGAGAGCGCCAATGCAATGTAATCTTTTCCGGCTGGTCTTCAATTCGACGGTTTGCCATTTTGGCAAAACGATTATTACCGCCGTATGGGGTGGATACGGCTAAACGGCAGGGTGTCGTTTGACCGCACGCTTCCCAAGCCGCATCTGCATTTTCCCAAAAAGCGAACTCATCAAACAAGGCTACCGTATTACGGCCTGACCTACCAAAAGAAGCGTTCGCGGTTTCCCCTACAATGGTAGCCCGGTTTTCAGGGTTTACCATTTTGAGGTAGGTCATGTGCCTTGGCTCAGAAAAACCCATAGGGCGCATAAACTTAGGGAGATAGCGAAAAACTAGACGGACTTTTTCAAACAGGGTACTAATATCCCCCGTTTTATCTACCTCGTTTACGTTCCTTGAGCCGAGTCTACCAGAGAAATCGGGTATAAATAACCAACAGTACTCAATAACGCAAATACTAATCCACGAAACCCCCATATCCCGGCTCTTCTCAACCAATAAGTCCTTACCTGACAGGATAGAGTTATATATTTGAAGTACGACGGGCCGCTGAAATTCGTACAATTCAAACGGTACAACGCCAATAGGCTTATTGTTCGGGCCTGTACGTGGGTCATACGTCATAGCATACCAGTCAAACCAGTACAGTATGTCTCGTTTGCACCGTATTTTTTCTATGGCGATGAGTTTTTCATCATGTTTAATACGAGCGAATTTTGCTACCCGCTCCACCATATTAGCCATTAGAAAGACCGGATAAGACGGGCGTGTAACTCATTTAACTCATCATCTGAAAGCTTTTCTAAGCTGGTAACATCGATAGTATTACCGTCATCCAGTTTAACCAAGTCGAATACTTCAGGGGCCAAGTCTTTAAGTTGTTCAATAGCCCGGTGGGGTTCATGAAACTCTAAATTATAAGTATCGGTCGTATTGCCGAAAGGGTCTGTTTTAGTGGTGTATTTAAACTTTTTGACCGCGTGGGCCATAGAGCGAGTCCATTGGGTGATTGGCACCGGTTTAATTTTGGGAGTACCTGTTTCATCCTCTGCGGTTTGGTGGAAATACTTCCTAACGTCCGCATTTAAGATACCAATTAGTAATTCTAATGTAGACTGACGAACCGATTGAGCGGCCCTTATACGCTCCGCCCGGATGTGCTGAATCCTTTGATGTACTTCCGGGTCCATCTCCCAATCAAACAGCACAGCATTAACGTCATGCAGTTTAAGCATGGGGCCAATTAACGACATGACCGCATCAATAGGCAGGGTATCAGACCCGCCCATTATATTAATGTATTGTTCGGTAAGGGGGTGCTTACCTTTCTTCTCTATATCGGCACTCATAGGATTGAGTATACCAAATCGGTGCGGTGGGGCAAGAGTTTTATAAGCCAATAGTCAAGCGGTCGCAGGATTATATAACACGTAGAGTATGGAGAGTTGTATATAGCGGTAGATAATATTATATAGGTAGATAACCCTGCTAAATTATTGAATTCATATAACGTCAAAAAATTGGAGAGGGGCATATGAAAGTTGAGAAAAACGACTGGGGTAGCGGAAGGGGGTATCGCCTCACGGCAGAGGGGCTATGACAGTGTCTCAAAGGGGGAAGCCCCTCCCCTATGGCCTCTTAGGGATTGAGAAACCTCAAAGCCTTTGCTAGTCTACCGATGAACCTAATAGGGTTTGATATACGTATTATATACTTATGATGTGAAAGCGTACCATTCTACACCTTCTCCCTCCAAAATAGCCCCTCGTATTTGACCGTGAGCGCATTTTATAACGTCATCAGGTAGTATAAGACCTGAGATTTTAACTCGTCTCTGAACATAATAAAGATTATCGGACCCAAGTGGTGTTACATAATGTAGGGGTAGAAACCAATAGCAGTGGGGCTTTTGGGCATTTTAGCCGTTTGAGGTTTTATTATCGGTGAGAGCTTATTGAGAATGGTTTATGTTAAATTTGTGTAAAGCTGAGCGTTTTAAAAGGGCAAAATGTAAGTGGGTTTACGCTCATGTAACGGGTTTGAGTTCGCCGTTTAATTTCTCTGTAGGAAAAAGGTGTCGGACTTTCCCTAGAAATCGTTATAACAACTAGTTAATAGTGTAAGGATTTTCCTCCTTTTTCTTATATTTACTTTTACACCCTATTTACTTAGTAACCCCCTTAATATAGAATAGAAAGGGAATACAGTTACGGAACGCTATCGATGATATCAAGCCTTAACCGAAAGTTTACATAAAAGGAGTAATTATGCCCCCTAGAAAGGTCTACCCTCGAACATACGAATATATACCTATACAACGTGTTAATGAGCTTAGGGCAATTGCCACCGCATTTGGCTTCGAAAGTGAAGTGAAAGCCAACCGCCATTCAAAGCATTACCATGACGTTATAGTTAAGTACAATAAATTTGACGCTGAACGCTTCAGCAAATCGCTCTATCATAAAAGGCATATAGAGGTATTGAGTTCTATACTACGAGACGCCCACAATGAATTCTTCCTTGAGCGCAGTAAAACGAATTTTGCAATCCGCAACCATAACCTATGGCAAGCCTTAACCGTTCATTTAAGAGATATCACCGTTATACCAGCGCACAATGATGAGTCTCGGTATGTTATTCGTAAAAAGGTACTGGAAGATGAAACAGGATTGACTCCTGTGGATGATGCCGGGTATGTAATCGACTTTAGTGACATTTAAAGAAAGGTATAAAACTATGAGAGCTATAAAGAACATCCCCCTGGAATTGGCGTGGTGCTACGTCGACAGTGCCGTTAATCGTTGGGGTAAATCTGCTGACATAACCAACATAAAAGAAGGCAGGTGTTCAGTCACTATAAAAACACCTAAAGGCAGTTCATATATTGAAGAGATGTCACGGCGCGCTAAAAATCATTTTATTGAGGCGCACAATAGATATGATCGTACTAGTGGGCCGGAATCTCTTAAAATGTTAGCCTGTGTAAGCTTCCTGGATGGTCAAAAGGCATATGAGTTAAAACTTAAAATAGAGAAGGAGCTGGGAAGTGTCATTTAAAAGGAGTTCGTACGGAATGATACCGGATATCCCCTCCGAGCTAGCGGATTGCTTCAGACAGGTTTTAGAGCATAAGTTCAATACGATAGAGTGCGAGATAACAAGCCCTAATGAGCGTGGCCAAGTAACAGTCTACGTTAAGCGTAGACTAGGCTCTAGCAATATTGGTATTGGATACATGCGACTGTTTAAAGATATGGGCGCACTTGTTTGTAGTGCATATGATGCATGGGCCAATGATTTCAAAGGGCGTAGAGAGCGAACGATTGACGCTTGCCGAATTTTAGGCAATTACTCCCTACCTATCGCACTCATTGAGAAGATGGAAGAAGAGTTAAAAGCCTTAGACAATGGTATACCTCAAATAGTCATCACTCAACAGATGGTGGACGACCATCTAAAAGCGGAGTGGGAACGCGGAAAGTCCAAACCGCTTACTGAAGATGAGTTAAGAGCCTGGGAAGTTTAAGACGACAATAACCTTGTGTAGGTGTCATAATCGGCACCTACACCATTTAAAGTAATTTGGCCCAACCGAAAGGATTAAGTATGCCTAACATTCGAGTATCACTTAGTGATTTACCCTTCAAAGTACAGATTGATATGCTGTTTCGTGCAGAAGAGATGTTAAACGATTGTCCGGGTATGGATAGGGTAGAGCTAATCATCCCTATGGGGTTAAGTGAAGGCTACTGTAGAACCGTCGTAATTCCCCGTCCTAAAGTATGGCGTAGGAACTTATACACCATTTAAAGTAATTTGGCCCAACTACTTGCATTATTATATAACTAGTGTTATATTAATAGAGTGAACAACACGGAAGGACGTGGGCCATGACATTACTTTTAACTCTTTTATTAATGGTTGAAGTTTTTGCCCTTTGTTCAATCCAATTCATTAACACAGTTCAACCTATTTTAGTTACTGGTACTTTAGGATAACGATATGAGCATTTTAAAAGACGTAAAATTCGACGACAGTGGTAAAAAGAAGCCATCCACTTTTAAAGTATTTGTATGGATATGCATCATACTTGGTTTACTCTTCTTTTGGGATGGTGTCGTCCTCCTGCTTCAGTCCATTTTTAACTAACAGTTACACACTTGTAAAAGTTTAAGGGAGTTTCACATCATGAGAGTTACAAAAAGCAGTTTAACCGCACGTACTAAAGTGATTGAAGACCTGTTAATCAAAGCAGGTAAGCATCCCGGCGATGAATATAAGCTTTATCTCGACCATGCCGCATGTTATGGTGGATATAAATTCACTTGTGAACATGTTAAAACCGGTCAACAGGGTCTAGAATTAAACAATCTTTTAAGCCAAACCCGCCGTAGTGCTTCAGATATGGAATCATATCAACAAGGCATAATCGACGCGCTGCGTATGATGTTAGGTTAATTTTCCCACACCTCAATCATTCCGAGTGGGTTGCGACCCCAGATTGGCGATCCACTCACTTTTTCTTTTATGAGGTAAACTTTTTATACTAACTGTTGAGGGACTTATGAGTTATAAAATACCTTCTAATGAATTATCGCGTCGTGAGCGTGATGTACTTCAAGCTTTATGGGATAGCGAGGGAGAGCGTAAAGCGATAGCTAGCAGCCTCAATATGGCACTTCCAACAGTCGCATGTCATCTACAAGGTATTTTCACTAAACTCGACGTGAAGGGCCGTATAGGTGCCATTAAAAAGGGAATAAAACTCGGCTTAATCGAGTTGAGGTAGTTTCATTTAATTAATAAGTGAGGGTTTTACAATGTACGATGACGGCTCGGCACTCTTTTTTACACTGGCAGTTGTTTTATTCTTCATTGGTTTGAGTATGCCTAAAGGGGTAAAAACCGATGAGCGCTATTAGTAGGCCGGTAGAGTGGCAATCAGAAGATTACCCCCTCTATGTTCACGCTTTTGGCTCACTGTATGAAGTGGTGGAAATGTTCCCCAACAGTGAAGCTGGATACGCAGTGGCTAAAACATTCATTACTCAGTCGGTAATTCCCTGCTCAATCGTAGGGATTAAGTTTCAGGCAATCATAATCGCGAAGGATACACCCAATGGCCAAGGCTAAAAAGCTATCATGGGGAACTCGGACAAAAGAGTTAGCGGAGTTAAAGCCGATTAACCGTAGCAATATAGTGCCAGTGATGCAGCCCATACCCGATTGTCCTGTATGTGATAGAGCATGCAGTATAGAAGAAGATGAAAACGGTTTTTACATTGGCTGCTATTTAGATAACTGTATTAGGACACGCTCAGTTAAGTACAATGAAGATGTAAGCCATTTAATCGACGTATGGGCCGCACTTAAGTTGGCAGTTGAGAAATCGAGAGTCGATGTCGTAATCTAGGGGATATCCATGCTAAAAACACTAATAACAGTGAGGAAGCGCATACGGGATAATGCTTTCCTTTTCTTTCAACGCCATCACAGAACTATTACGTTTGACACTCTGGACGATGCACCGGTGATTACTCAACCAACTTATTACCGCGCTCACACCTATAAACCCGAAGCGTGGGAAGTTGAAGCAGCACTGGACGCGTATGCGGTCAATAAAGGCGTTGACCGGGAATCGCTAAAAGCCTCAGTCAATTTATTAATAAAGTATTGACTTATTTTAATATGTAGGTATATAATGAAAGAGTAAAAGTAATTGAGGTTTCACACATGGCAAATCACACACCTGGGCCTTGGGATGTAGGGTCAAACTTAGTAATTTGGGGTGAGTTCTCCAACTTAGGCATGTTTACCGTAGCTAAAGTAGTTAAAAGGGTAAAGGTAAGTTGCAAACGGGGCGACTTTGCCGACATTAAAGAAGCTACAGCAAACGCACGACTCATTGCAGCCGCCCCTGAGCTTTTGGAAGCGCTTGAGGAAGCTATGGAGTCAGCTGAACTTGATGCTCAACACGACATAGAAAAATATATAAGAGTAATCAACAAAGCGAAAGGGCTAAGCCAATGAGAACAGACGGTAGTTTTAGAATTTGGGGGCGTGACCACTTTGGCAGGTTGTGCTTTACGCTCAATTTCCCTTTTGAGAATGGCTTTAGGTCACTTGCCCCAAGAGTATTTGACTACCCAGCGGCATTTTTAGATAACCCAATTAGGGAAGAACATATCGTATTAAAAGTAATGGGTTGCCCTAGCTGGGTTTAAAATTAACTAATTATTGACGAGGTATAAGGTCATGAATAGCTTAGAACGCATTAGTATTTACGCACTCAATGGCTCAGAGCTAGACACCATAACAGTCATTAAAAATACATACCATTTTACAGAACCGAGAGCGGTTCAACGGTTAGTAAACGCTTGCGATTGGGACGTACAACCATATAAGGTCGTATTTCCGGACGGTAGCGTAGTTTTATTGTAACCCTATAATTTATTGTAACCCTATAATTTATTGAAAGGTCTATTGAATGGACATTTTAAATCGTGTTACCGGCGAAATCATTAAAACTGTAGAAGGCGACACCCTGAGCGAGGCTAACCTGAGCGAGGCGGACCTGAGCGAGGCGGACCTGAGCGGGGCTGACCTGAGATGGGCTAACCTGAGCGAGGCGGACCTGAGCGGGGCTAACCTGAGCAAGGCTGACATGAGCGGAGCTAACCTGAGATGGGCTAACCTGAGCGAGGCTGACATGAGCGGAGCTAACCTGAGATGGGCTAACCTGAGCGAGGCTAACCTGAGCGAGGCTGACATGAGCGGAGCTAACCTGAGATGGGCTAACCTGAGCGAGGCTAACCTGAGCGAGGCGGACCTGAGCGAGGCGGACCTGAGCGGGGCTGACCTGAGATGGGCTAACCTGAGCGAGGCGGACCTGAGCGGGGCTAACCTGAGCGAGGCTGA